ATCTTATGATGAACTTATTTTTGCCGTAGGTAAATCAGGTATTGATTTTGCTCAACAATTACAAGATAGTTACAAACTAGAAACAGAACCTAAATCAGTTCAAATTGGTGTTAGATTTGAAGCACCACAAAAACACTTCCAGAAATTAATTGATATTAGTTACGACTTTAAATTGTATCGTAAATTTGAGGATAAAGGTGTTTCGCTTCGTTCATTCTGTACAAACAATAATGCTGCTTATGTTGCTGTAGAAGAAACTTATGGCAATCATAGTTACAATGGTCATGCTAAAAAAGATCCAAAATATAAGAATGACATGACTAATTTTGGTATCTTAATGGAAATTAATGGTATTGAAAATCCATTTGAATGGTCTCGTAAAGTAGTAAATGAACTACAGTTTGCTGGAACTGGTTTATATTATAGTCCATCTCGTAAACCATCTAAAACATCAGAAGGTGAAAGAGTTACTACTATTCAAATTGAAAAATTAGATATAGTAAAACAAGGAATGGGTGAATATTGGAATTATATTGAAGACTTTATTAAGGATATGAAAAAAGTATTTCCAACACTTAAAGATGATTGGGGTGTTTATGTTCCTGAGGTAAAATATCTTTCACCTGAACCATTAGTTTATCCAAGTGATTTAGCTTTAGTAGAATACCCAAATGTTCACTTTGTAGGAGACGCTTTATCAGCTAGAGGAATTACAGTTTCAGGAGCACAGGGTATATTATCAGTTGAAAAATTAATTAGTAAAGAATGTCCTTGGGATAATATTCAAGGAGATATTATTAATTGGAGATAATTTGGAAAATCAAAGAATTTTTATTATATTACAATCATGAAAACTAAATATGAACCAAGTAAAAAACTAACTAAAGCAGATGGTACTGTTGCCTATGTTTGGGAAGGTAAACTTCATAATTGGGAAGGCCCAGCATTGATTCCTGAAGGTGATAATCGTAAACGTGAATACCATCTTCATGGGATTCAGTATACAGAAGATGGTTGGAAAGAAGCTCGTCGTAATCGTGAAGGTTTGCCTTGGTACAAGACAGCAATGGGTCAAGCAGGTCAAAATAGAAACTAATATGAAAATAGGATTATGTGGTACAATGAGTGTAGGTAAAACTACATTAGTAAATGCTTTGATGTCTTTACCTGAGTTTGAAGGATATAATTTTGCTACTGAACGTTCTAAATATTTACGTGATTTAGGTATTCCATTGAATACTGATTCTACATTAAAAGGTCAGTTTGTATTTTTAGCTGAACGTTGTGCAGAGTTAATGAATGAAAATATTATTACAGATAGAACTATAATTGATGTAATGGCGTTTACTAAAGCAGCTAAATCAATTGAATATTATGATGCAGAGGCTTTTTGTGATGCTGCTTGTAAATTAGTTGGAGAATATGATTATGTATTTTATGTATCTCCTGAAGGAGTTGAAATGGAAGATAATGGAGTTCGTGAAACTGATTTAAGTTATAGAGAATTAATTGATTTTACTATTAAAATATTACTTTATAGAAGTCATCACAAAATTAAGAATCTTTACACATTATCAGGTACTACAGAAGAACGAATTGCACAGATGAAAGAAGCGCTTTCTTTGTAATATTTATAACCATGAAATCCTCTGAATTAAAAAAAGAAATTAAAGACTATATTTACGAAATTTTGTCTGAAGTAGATGAGAACACATATGCTGGTGCTGGTGCAGTAGCAGATATTCAAAAAGATCCTCTTTTTAATAAATTAAAAGATAAAGCATCTGCAATCACTACTTTAAAAGCAGGTGAAAGTGTTACTTTAGAGGAAGAAGATGAAGATAGAGAACCTACTAAAGCTGAATTAGAAAAAGAAAAAGTAAAAACAGTTTCTAAATTTAAAGTTGATAATGACCAATTCCAAGATTTTAAAACTAAATTATCTACATTAGTTAAGAAAATTAAAGGTATGGAAAAGGGAGAGGAACGTACTAAAAAAATGGCCGCTCTAAAACAATTTATTAAGAAACCAGAATTAGTTAAGGCGTTTAAAGAAAGAGACGTTAAAATTGATACTGGTGATTTAATTGGATAATATGAAAAAATTTATATTACAATTGGTTATAGTATGTTTATTAGGTGTAATAATCTATGGGTTATTTACTTATAAACAAGGTTACTCATCTGATAAAGATAAACAATACCAAAAAACAATCGATTCTCTCCAGCTAGAAATTGGTAAAAAAGATACTATGATTTCTACTTTAGATTCTACTAGAAAGATTTTAGATTCTTTAATTATCATAGATAAAGCCAAATTAGCAGATATTGCTGAAAAAGCAAAAAAATATAAAAAACAATATGAGCAAGAACATAATCGCATTAATAATATGTCTGATGATGATATCATCAGCGAGTTCACAGCAGCGTTTAAGTGATTCAACCGTAATAGTTCCTATTAAATCCTTAAAAAATGCTTTATTGGTTAAAACCGATAGAGATAATCTTAAAAAAGAATTAGTAGTAGCTCGTGATTCTATCTCTTCGATGGAAAAAGTTATCCTTAGACAGGATACAGCTTTATTTATTTGTGATACTACTCGATTAATTTTAGAAGATAAAGTAAAAGATTTAAAAGGTATTATTACTTCTAAAGATGGAATGATTAACGAGAGAGATAAAAAAATAACAGATCTAGAAGATAAAATTAGAGGTGCTAAAGCAGCAGTTTTAATAGCTACTATAGGTTTGATTTTATCTTTGGCACTATAATTTATGAGTCAAGACTTAAAACAGATAATAAGAGAAGAATACTTAAAGTGTGCTCAAGATCCGGCTCACTTTATGAAAAAATATTGTAATATCCAACACCCACAAAGAGGTCGAGTAATATTCAATTTATATCCTTTCCAAGAAAAAACATTACGTTTATTTAGAGACAATCCATACTCAATTGTACTGAAATCTCGTCAGTTAGGTATATCAACATTAGCCGCAGGTTATTCTCTATGGTTAATGTTATTCCATAAAGATAAGAACGTGTTGTGTATTGCAACTAAGCAAGAAACAGCTAAAAACATGGTAACGAAAGTTAAATTCATGTTTGATAACTTACCTTCATGGCTTAAAATACCAGCAGACGAACATAACAAATTAACATTAAGATTAAATAACGGTTCTCAAATTAAAGCAACTTCAGCATCAAGTGATGCAGGTCGTTCAGAAGCCGTTTCTTTGTTGATTGTCGATGAGGCAGCTTTCATTGATCAAATTGGTGAAATTTGGGCCTCAGCTCAACAAACATTAGCAACTGGTGGTGGTGCTATTGTACTATCAACCCCTTTTGGAACAGGTAACTGGTTCCATAAAACATGGGTTTCAGCTGAAAATGCTGAAAATGATTTTTTACCAATTAAATTACCTTGGTATGTTCACCCTGAACGAGATGAAAATTGGAGAAAACGTCAAGATGAATTACTTGGTGATCCTAGATTAGCAGCACAAGAGTGTGATTGTGATTTTAGTACATCAGGTGATGTTGTGTTTTACAATGAATGGATAGATTTTATAAAACAAACAACAATCAAAGATCCTCTTGAAAGAAGAGGCGCTGACCAAAACTTTTGGGTATGGGAACCAGCAGACTATACAAGAGATTATATGGTAGTAGCTGACGTAGCTAGAGGTGATGGTAAAGACTTTTCAACTTGTCATGTTATTGATATTATGACTAACACACAAGTTGCAGAATATAGGGGACAATTACCTACTAAAGAATTTGGATATTTTCTAGTAGGTGTTGCCACAGAATATAATCAAGCATTATTAGTAATTGAAAACGCCTCTATTGGATGGGCTACTATTGATGCTGTAATTGAAAGAGGTTATCGTAATTTATACCAATCACCTAAATCAGACCAACTCACAGCAGAGTCGTATTTAAAGACATATGAAGGTTCATCCGATATGACCCCTGGATTTACAATGTCAATGCGTACTAGACCGTTAATTGTGAATAAATTCCGTGAGTTTGTTGGTGATCGTTCAGTAACAATTCGTTCAAAAAGATTATTAGAAGAGATGAAAGTATTTGTGTGGAAAAATGGTAGACCAGAAGCACAAATAGGTTATAATGATGATTTAGTTATGCCATTTGGTATTGCTATGTTCTTAAGAGACACATCATTAAAATTTCAACAACAAGCACACGATATGACTCGCGCTACACTAGGCAATATGAGTAAAACTTCGTATATTGGCGCTTATAATCCAAACCAAGTAAAAAATCCATATTCCGTTCAAACAGATAAGGGAATGGAGGACATTAGTTGGATTTTGTAAATATTTATAGTATATAACAAAACATAAAAATGGCAGATAGAAGTTTATTCACCCGATTACAACGTTTGTTTTCAACAGACGTAATCATCCGTAATCAGGGTGGCAACGAATTAAAAGTAATGGACGTTGACTCAATTCAACGTTCAGGAGATATAGCAACAAATTCTTTAGTTGATAGATACAATCGTTTATATTCCCCAGCAGCATCTTCTTTATTAGGAGCTCAATTAAATGTAAACTGGCAGTACTTACGTACTATGGTTTATTCGGATTATGACAATATGGATTATGATGCTATTGTTGCTTCTGCTTTGGATATTGTTGCTGATGAATCTACTCTTAAAAATGATATGGGTGAGGTGCTTCATATTAAAAGTAGTAACGAGGATGTACAACAAATTCTTTACAACTTGTTTTATGATGTATTAAACATTGAATTTAATTTGTGGTCTTGGATTCGCCAAATGTGTAAATATGGTGACTTTTTCCTTAAAATGGAAATTGCTGAAAAATATGGTGTTTATAATGTAATTCCTTATACCGCATACCATATTGAACGCCAAGAAAACTACGATAAAGAGCATCCAAATGCCGTAAGATTTAGATATTCACCAGAAGGTATTTATGCAGGTGGTTCTGGTTATTATGGTACTCCTAACATAGGAACATTTGATAACCAACCAGGTATTTTCTTTGACAATTATGAAGTGGCTCACTTTAGATTGTTAACTGATGTTAACTATCTTCCTTATGGTCGTTCATATTTGGAACCAGCTCGTCGTATTTTTAAACAATACGTGTTGATGGAAGATGCTATGTTAATTCATAGAATTTCTCGTAGCCCAGATCGTCGTATATTCTATATTAACGTTGGTTCTATTCCTCCAAATGAAGTAGAAAATTTCATGCAGAAAACTATTTCTACTATGAAGCGTACTCCATTAATGGATAACCAAACAGGTGAATATAACTTAAAATACAACATGCAAAACTTATTGGAAGACTTTTACATTCCAATGAGAGGTAATGATACTACTACCAAAATTGAAACAGCTCCAGGTTTACAATATGATGGTATTCAAGATGTTACTTACTTACGTGATAAATTGTTTGCCGCTCTTAAAGTACCTAAAGCATTTATGGGTTACGATAAGGATTTAAGTGGTAAAGCTACATTAGCAGCAGAAGACATTAGATTTGCTCGTACAATTGACCGTATTCAGCGTATTACATTATCTGAATTATATAAGATTGCTTTAGTACATTTATATTCTCAAGGTTACACAGGTGAGGAATTAACTAATTTTGAGTTAGATTTAACTACACCTTCTATTATCTACGATCAGGAAAAAATTGCATTGTTAACTCAAAAGGTAGAATTAGCTCAAAAGATTATGGAAGCTAAATTATTACCTACAGATTGGATTTATGATAATGTATTCCACTTCAGCCAAGATGAGTATGATGAATATAGAGACTTGTTAGCCGAAGACCAAAAACGTGCTTTCCGTTACAACCAAATTGCTGAAGAAGGTAATGATCCTAAAGTAACAGGTAAATCATATGGTACACCACACGATTTAGCTTCATTATATGGTAAAGGAAGAATGTACGATCAACCCGAAAACGTTCCTGTAGGATATGGAGATGATTTAGAATTAGGTCGTCCTGAGGAAAAAGCAACTACTCGTAATACACAAGATGATAATTTCGGTAAAGATAGATTAGGTGCTAAGGGTATGAAAAATGATGATAACGAATCGGATAGTATTAACCCTAAACCTAAAGGAGGTTCTTCATTGTCTTTAGAGGCAAAACAAATATACCTTAAAAATAGAACTTTGATTGAAAGTTTAGGCAAAAAAGTAACAGCCGAAATTTCAACGTTGGGAGATTCATTGTTAGATGAAAGTAAGTTAAAGGAATAAGAATCTTTATATATTTATAACAAAACCTTTGGGGAATGAACATTAAACATTCTAAGTATAAAAATACGGGAATCCTGTTTGAATTGTTGGTAAGACAAATAACGGCAGATACATTATCGGGTAAAGACTCGAAAGCGACTAATATATTAAAAAAATATTTTGTTAAAACTGAGTTAGGAAGAGAGTATAAATTATACGAAACAATTACTAAACACAAAAACTTAACAGAAGGTAAAGCAGAGGTTGTAATTAATTCCGTTATTGAATCTTCTAAAAACTTAAATAGAGGAGCATTAAAAAGACAAAAATATAATTTAATTCAAGAAATTTCTAAGCATTATAACTTAGAGGAATTCTTTAAAACCAAATTACCCAATTATAAGTCTTACGCTGCATTATATACGTTAGTAGAAATATATAATAGCGAAATGTTATCCAATCCAGACCAAATTATTTCTAATAAAATTGCTATTTTAGAAAACTTAACAACAAAACAAGTTGATAAGAAAAAGGTTGAGGATGATTTGTTAAC